AAAATCGTTAATGAAAAATCAGTTTCTAAAAAAACTGAAAAACCCAAAGAAGAAAAGGAGGTCTAAATGGCTACACATCATGGGAAAGAAGGTGTTGTTACTATTGGTGGTACTACACTTGGCAATGCAACAGGTTTTACAGTAGATACTACACATGACGTAGTAGAAGATACAGCCTTAGGTGATTCAATGAAGTCATTCTTAGCGGGTAGAGGTACTTTTACCGCTTCTATTGATATGAATTTTGATGAAACAGATAGTGGTCAAACAACTATGGTTCAAGGTGCAGAATTGACTTTTGCATTTTTACCAGAAGGTAATGAATCTGGAGATAGAAAATTTTCTGGAACTGGAATTGTTACTGGCATGTCTGTTGGTGTTCCATTAGATGGTGTTATTACTAGAACTGTTTCTATACAGGGTACAGGCGGTCTTACAATAGGCACAGTATAGTCTAATGTCAGATCAAAAAATTGATTACTTTGATGGTATCAGAGATCATTTTAGTCAGCTTGACACACAAATTATTGAAGTTCCAGAATGGGGTTTAGTAGGCGATAAAGCTATTTATTGCAAACCTTTTAATATGCTTGAAAAACAAAAGATTTTCAAAGGTGCTACAAATACAGACTTGATAGTTCTTATTGATGTTATTATTGAAAAAGCATTGACAAAAGATGGTGATAAAATGTTTAACGCTTCCCATATTCTTGCCTTCAAAACCAAAGCTGATACAAATGTAATTGCAGAAGTAGCAACTAAAATTATGGGTACTGGTCAAGATATTGAAGATAATAAAAAAAACTGAAAAATAATGTAGAATTACATAATATATTTGGTTTAGCAGAAAAACTTCATAAGTCAGTTTCCGAAATCTTGCAAATGTCTGTTGAGGAGTTTAATATGTGGTTGGCATACTTTCAAATCCAACATGAGGAATTTGAAAGACAACAAAGACTAGCAAAGGCACAAAGATAGTGGCAACAAAGAATGTAAACATAGATATTATAGCTAAGGACAAAACCCGCCAAGCTATGCAATCAGCCACAAAAGGGGTGAACGACCTTAAAACAAATGTTCAAAAATCTGTTTCAGCACAACAAAATTCATTCAATGCTTTAGGTAACACAGTAAGAAACATTATTGGTGGTGTTATTGTTTTTCAAACAGTACGTTTTGGAAAAGAAATGGTCAATATGGCTAGTGCTGTTCAAGAAATGCAATCAAAATCATCTGTTGTTTTTGGTCAATTCGTATCAGATGTTAGAAAACAATTATCAGATTTTGGAAATGAAGTTGGAAGAAGCACCCATGAACTAGAGCAAATGGCATCATCTATTCAAGACACTTTTGTGCCTATGGGTTTTGCAAGAGGTGAAGCATCAAAATTATCAGTACAACTTACAAAATTAGCTGTTGATGTAGCATCTTTCAATAATGCTAGTGATACTGAAACAATGATGGCATTTCAAAGTGCATTAGTAGGAAACCATGAAACTGTAAGAAGATTTGGTGTTGTAATAACAGAAGCAACATTGAAACAAGAACTTCTTAGAATGGGTATTAATAAATCTGCTAAAGATGTAACTAATGCAGAAAAGGTACAAGCAAGATTAAATCTTATCATTGCGGGTACATCAGATGCACATGATGATGCAACTAGAACATCTGGAAGTTTTGCAAATACATCAAAAGCACTTGGTTCTGCATTAAGCGAATTATCAGTTGATATTATTACCCCAATGCTTCCAAAATTAACAAGAATGGCTGAGGGTTTTATAGATGCAACTGATACCGCAAGAGATTTTTTTACATTTATAGGTTTGTTGAATAGGGATTTATCCACTACTGCACTTAGGCAAGATAGAATTGCTGAAATAGAACTTCAATTGTCTGAAATTCGAGGTGGTTTGTTAACTAAAATACTAGGTTTAAATAAAGTAGAAAAAATTCATGTGCAAAACTTAGAAGCAGAATTAGGGCATTTAAAACAAATGCCAGAACTAATTGCTATGGATTCAGATTTTAGAGTCATTGCTACAAAAGTTAAAGAAAATGAAGCAAAAGCATTAGAAAAGTTAAATAAAGAAAAACAAAAAGAAATACAGCTTAAAAATTTAGGATTAGAAGCATTTCCTACTGCAAGACCAGACATCATAGGTTTTCAAAAACCAACAGGTGCTGAATTGATGGGCGGTGGTCTTGATGCAAGTATGACAGGTTCAGAAATGTTAGGTGGTGCAAGTCCACAAATTGTAGCTTTACAAGATATGGCTGATATGGAAGTAGCCATAGCAAAACAAACAGCAGATAAAAAGTTAAGTATATTAGAAACATTTAATAAAGGTTTTATGGATTCACTTGATAACCAAAAAAGTGCTTTCACACAAATTGAGGATATTGGTAAAGCGAGTTTTGGAAAACTTAAAACAACACTTACTGATTTTGTTATGACAGGTAAATTGAATATTGGTGATTTAGGTAAATTTGTAGTTAGAAGTTTTGTGGAAATGTTGGTTGGTGAAGCTGTCAAAATGGCATTTACGAAATCAATGGCTATGTTTAAAATGGACGCTATTACAAAAGGTTCAATAAGTATTTTTCAAGGTGCATTAAAAACTTTTGCAGAAATACCATTTCCTTTAAATTTACTAGCAGTAGGTGGAGCAATAGCTTTTGGAAGTTCGCTTTTAAATAAAATGAAAGGTTTTGAAAAAGGTGGTAGACCGCCAGTAGGACAACCAAGTATTGTTGGTGAAAAAGGTGCTGAATTATTTGTACCAGATCAAGCGGGTACAATAGTCCCAAATGATAAACTTGGAATGAGTAAAAACGTAACAGTAAATTTCAATATTAATACTGTTGATGCTAGAGGTTTTAATGAATTACTTGTTAATAGTCGTGGAACAATAGTAAATCTTATCAATAGTGCTATGAATGAAAAGGGTAAAATGGCTATAGTATGAGTGGAGCATTACCAAAAACTAATTTTACAGCTATTAACATTAAAAGTAATCAAAAGACTTTACTAAGTGAAACAGATAGCGGTAAGACCTTTAGAAGGCAATTACAAGGTCAAAGATTTAGCTTTACTGTAGCATATCCACCTATGACTAGAGCAGAATTTGCACCAGTTATGGCGTTTATGATGAAGCAAAGAAATAGAAAAGAAAACTTTACTGTAACATTTCCAAGCTATCTTAATGCACAGGGCAATGAAACAGGAACTTTATTAGTCAATGGTAGTCATGCAGTTGCAGACACAACTATAGCAATAGATGGGTTTGCGGGTGATGGTGCGGGTAGGCTCAAAGCGGGTGATTTTATCAAGTTTGCACACAGTAAAGTATATATGGTGGTCGAAGATGCAACATCATCAAGTAACGCTTCTACAGTTACTATAGAGCCACCATTGAGGGAAGCATTAGCTGATAATAGTTCTGTAACTTATGATTCAGTACCTTTTCAAGTGCATCTTACAAGTGATGTTCAAGAATTTGCCACAGGGCAAAATGACAAAGATGGAAACTTACTTTTTAATTATGAGTTTGATGTAATAGAGAGTTTGTAAATGGCTAGAGGTTTATCAAGTGCAGTAAAAACAGAACTAGCTACAGGCAATATAGACCCAGTATTATTGATAGAACTAGGATTTGGAACACCAGTATATTTAACAAACGCTAGTTTTGATATTACATCAAGCGTTTCTGGTTCATCAAGAACATACCTATCAAATGGACATCTTAAAGGGATTACAGGCGTTACAGAAACAAATGCACCTACAAAGAATACATTAGTTGTAAGTTTATCTGGTGTAGATCAAACATACATTTCTGTTGCTCTAAACGAAAACATAATAAACGATAATGTGTTTATATACAGGGGATATTTAGATGCAAATTTTGCATTAATATCAGACCCATTTTTGTTATTTTATGGAACAATAGATGAATATAAAATTACAGATACTACACAAACAGCAACAATAAATTTAACAGTTACATCACATTGGGGAAACTTTAGTAAAACAAATGGTAGAACAACTACAGATAATTCTCAAAAAAGATTTTTTTCAAGTGATAAAGGTATGGAATTTTCTGCACTTACAGTAAGAGATATTAAATGGGGTAGGGTATGAGTAGTGTCCATTTATATCAAGCTGAAAAAAAAGATTTACAAAATATTTATGATTTGTTGATTGAATTCAAAGAAGTTGATCTTATAGATTTAAAATTACCAGATGTTGATAAATCTAAACTTACAACATTTATAAATACAATATTACAAAAAGGTAAAGTTATTCTGGCAAAAGATTTAGATAAAAATGAATTTATTGGAATTTGTATGTTTCACAAATCAGAATTTTGGTTCAGTAAAGGGCAAATGATAAATATTCATGTTATCTACATAAAGAAAAATTTTAGAAGTTACAAACTTTTCAAAACAATGATTGATAGCGTAAAAAAGATAGCAAAAGAATTACCAATAGTTATTGGGGTTACTACAGGATTGAAAATTGACCCAGTTTTTGAAAGATTAGGTTTTGAAAATATGGGTAGTAACTGGAGATTGCTCTAAATGTGCGGTTTTATTAATGATATTGTTGATTCGATTGTCGATATTGTTGATGACGTAGTTGATATAGTTGTAGATGTTGTTGATACCGCTATTGGGTGGTTAGTACCGCAACCAGACATTCCAGAATTTGGTGATAACTTTGCTGAACAACAGGCAAAAGGTGTATTAGTCAATAAATTCACAGCAAATGGACATATACCTATTGTTTATGGAACAAGAAAAGTTGGTGGTAATGTAGTTTTTTTAGAAACTTCTGGAACAGACAACCAATATTTATATATGGCTGTTGTTTTAAGCGAGGGTGAAATAAATGGAGTAACATCATTATTTGTCAATGATAATCAAGTTACATTGTCTGGAACACTCACAGATGGTACACAAAGAACTGTTGCCAGTAGTGATGTAAACTTTTTTGATGAATCAAGTTTGATTACTGTAGAAGCACATTTTGGGACAGATAGTCAAACCGCATCAACTTTACTATCTACATTAACTTCATGGACATCAAACCACAGGCTAAGAGGTTTAGCATATCTTGCAATTAGATTTGAATGGAACGCTGATAAATTTGGCTCTTTGCCACAAGTACAAGCCATAGTACAGGGAAGAAAAGTATATAATCCTAATTTAGATGGAACGCTTACTGGCGGTTCGGGTAGCCATAGAGCAGACACTAGTACAACATGGGAATATTCCGATAATCCAATATTACAATTACTTGATTATTTGAGAAATGAAAGATTTGGAATGGGAATACCTAATAGTTACTTTGATAGTAATTTTGCAGATTGGCAAACCGCAACAGATGTTTGCGATACAAATATAACCCCATTCAGCGGTGCAAGTCAGATTGACCTTATGGATAGTCATACTGTTGTTGATACTTCTGTAAAAGCTATAGATAACGTAAAGAACTTTGTAAGGGGTTCTAGGTCATATCTAAATTTTTCTGGGGGTAAGTATAATATATTAGTTGAAAGCACAGGTTCAGCTTCTATTACGCTTACAGAAGATAATATTATCGGTGGAATATCAATACAAAGTAAAAACAAAAATTCAAGATATAACAGGGTTATAGTAAACTTTATCAACCCAGATAAAAACTTTCAATCAGATACAGCACAATTCCCGCCAGTTGATGAAACTGGTTTAGCAAGTGCAGATCAACACGCTAATATGAAAACAGCAGATGGTGGTCTTTTGCTTGAAGGTAGATTTGATTTTTCAATGTTTACAAGTCCTTACCAAGCACAGGAAATGGCTGAAATCATTCTTAGAAGATCAAGAACAAGTTTAGATGTTTCTTTTAAAGCAGATGCAACAGCAATGGATTTAGCTATAGGTGATTTAGTAAATATTACCCATGCAACACCCGCATTTTCTGCAAAACCTTTTAGAGTACAGGGAATGACAATAAATGCCGATCATTCTGTAAGTTTACAATGCACAGAACATCAAGATAGTTTTTATACTTTTGGCACACAACAAGAAGTAGCGACTATACCAGATACCACACTTCCAAACCCATTTTCTGTTTTACCACCCGCTAGTATAACCCTTACAGATGAATTGATAGAATATGCAGATGGAATAGTAATAACAAGATTGTTGATTACCATAGGTGCTTCAACAGACCTTTTTGTTGATAATTATGAAGTACAAATAAAACAAACATTAGACCCAGATGGAAATGCTGTAAGTGATGATTTTAGAGAAATAGCAGTAGGAAAAATACTGCAATATCAACATCTTAACGTAATAGATGGTGCAACATATCAAGTTCGAGTAAGGGCAGTAAATACAATAGGCTCTAAAAGCACATTTATTTCTACCACAAGGGCAATAGTTGGTGGGGTTGAACCACCTAGTAATGTTGAGGATTTTGCGGTTGAACTTCATGGTCAAGACCATTTGAAACTTACATGGACACCACCAACAGCAAATAGTGATCTGGATATATCTTTTTATGAAATAAGGTTTCAAAATGTAACAACTGGTGCAAACTGGATAAATTCAACAAATCTTGTAAGATGCCCTAGAAGAAAATGTGATAATGCAATAGTACCCGCTAGAGTTGGTTCATACTTAATAAAAGCAGTTGATAAAAATGGAAATAGTTCAGCAGAAGCGACTATTGTTACTACAAACGTATCTGCATC